TGACCCAGAGGACGATGAGGCGCAGGTCGGGGAACAGGTCGTCATCAAGGACATCGAGGTTGACTTCTACCTGGCGCTCGAAGGCGGCCCGTTCGGTCAAGCCATCGACTTCCTGAAGGTACGCATCTTCATCGAGTGGTTGAGGCGCATCGGGTTCTGGATCCGCAAGGTGTCGGCCGACTCCTTCCAGTCGTTCGACATGCTGCAGCGTCTTCGTGAGCAGGGGTTCGTTACGGAGGTCCTCTCCGTGGACAAGAACTCGAAAGCCTACAAGGTCGTGCGCCAGGTGTTTAGCGAAGGCCGCTTCGCCATCCCGTACCCGCGGGGTTACCTCCCGAGCCAGTGGGGCGACGTGGAGGAGGCTTTGAAGCGTGTTATTCTGTTCCAAGAGATTCTAGGTTTGGAGCACCACGTTCAGACCGATAAGGTAGATCACCGGGAGAAGAACCCGGACGGCTCGAAGGGCTCGAAGGACATCATCGACGGGATCACGGGGGCCAGCTTCGCGTGCATCATGGACAAGGTGAATCCTGGAGACGTTCCGACCGCTACGACGCCGCGCGCCGAGTTGACGGAGAAGCTCACCAAGTACATGCCGATGGTCTCCAAGTGGCTGCAGCAGGAGAGGGCGTGATGCTTGGGGAAGGCGATTACAGCGGGAAGCACTCCGCGCCCAGCCGTGACGCCGCCCCGCTCCACGACCTGACGCGCGAGGTACCCGAAGGCGGCCAGGTGTTCCCCGACGATGTGTACACGCACATGCGCTACTACCAATTCCACGAAGCGGCGTTAGAGCGGAAGGCAGAGCGTGTCATCCGTGCGGCCCGCGGTAAGCCAAACGCGATGGTCACCATCTATCGAGCGTTGCCAGCCGGGATGACGAAGATCAACCCCGGAGATTGGGTGACCATCGTGAAGGACTACGCTATGTCGCACGCCATCGAGTCGGGTCCCAACGGCGAGGACTGGCCTGTCATCGCAGCCAAGGTCAAGGCGAAGGACCTCCACACCAACGGCGACAGCCTCATGGAATGGGGCTACAACGGCGCTGGGTCAGTCTCTGCCTCTGTGGTTGAGACGCGCATGAAGCCGCGTGGCGTTCTGCTGTTTGAAGCTGGCTACGACGTGACGGCTGGGCCAAAGGAACGCGCTCGGCGTGAGAAGGCGGAGCGGGAGAGGCAAGCCCACCACGCGGCGCAGAAGGCCAAGTACGGGGATGACCCCAACACGCCCGCGCAGGACGCACGCGCAAGAGCGGCTGCCAAGAGGGCGGCCAGACGTGCCGCCAAGAAGCCGGTCCAAGAGGCCGATGTAGACATCCGCGAGCTTGAGCGCCAGGCCGCTCAAGGGGACGCGGATGCTAAGCGCGCGTTGCTTCGCGCTCGGCAGCGAACAGGCTACGCTGTGTACGGTTACACGCAGAGTGGAAAGCCGATGCGCGTGGATTCCAGCCTCGCGGGCTCGCGCAGCCAGAAGGTTGTCATCTCACCGTGGCTAGCGCAGTCCGTGTCCGGGTGGAGCCCACAGGACATCGCGGATGCTTACGCCTTGACCAAGCTCTACAGCAAAAAGCGCGCGAAGGACAAGCGGTGGGGAACGCGCGGAAGCCCAGACAGGTTTGCCCCGGAGACGTTGGGTTTCACGAAGCAGAGCGGAGCCCTGCATGATCTTCTCCGCCAACATCCTGACGTTGTCGCTGCGTCGGCAAAGTTCGACCGGCATGGTTTCCCTGGCAGCGGCATTGGCCATGCGGCGGTCGAGTACACCGATGCGGCAGAGCGCCACTACAAGAACTTCTTTCGGAAGGACCCAGGTAAAAAGATGTACATGCAATCGTACTTCGGAGGCGAGATGACCGAGGCCGCCGCTCCTCGGGGGCGCAACCCCCGAGATTGGGCGCCGGCCCCGCAGAAGGGGACATGGCCGCACCGCCAAGGAAGCGCCTACGCTGATGGCAGGGACATGGCGGCGAGCGCGTGGAAGCAGCATCCCCTCAGTTGGAGCAACATCCGCAATCGGTTCGACCGTTACTCCGACATTCCAGGCGAGTGGTACGACGACGACTTCCACACCTGGTACGTCAACAACGGTTCATCTTGGGCTGGGCCTTATAGCTCGAAGGGCAGAGCCGCAGAAGCGATGCTCCGCGCGCAGTCGGACTACGATCTTTGGGTCCGCCGGGGGTCCGACCTCTCCGACCCCGAGCATTACGACACCTGGCGGCCTAACGACCGCTCATTTCTGACCATCGTGAAGCCTTACAGGGTGGGGTGAGCATGGCCGTCCCGTTCCAGAAGCATCAGAGCCTCGCGGAGATGTTTCTACACCCCTTCGCGAACCTGAAGGCAATCCAGGGTCTAGATCGCCTTCCTGATCGTCGCGTCTCTCGCACACCAAACCGGATGGCGGACCAGCGCGATCCGTTGCGTCAAGGAGCCGGTTCGGCTTCGAGCATGTACAAGGCTCTTGGCCTGTACTCGTACGAGGAGAGCCGCATCCAGTTGTACGAGAACTTCCGCGAGATGGACTACGACGCGCTCATCGCGAGGATCCTGGACGAGTTTTCTGGTGACGCTTGCCAGGTCAGCCCTGAGTTCAACCGGGTCATCCGCGTCTCGGCCGACAACCCCGAGATCAGGGTGCTAGTAGAGCGCGCCCTCGCCAGAGGCAGGTGGGAGGAGCGGTCGCCCCAGATCACCCGTGCGATGGCTCGTGATGGCGACGTGTTCATGCACCTCGCCACAGCCCGCGGCGCTGGCGTCGTGGCGACTCGACCCTACGAACCATGGCAGGTTGCTCGGATTGAGGACGACATCGGCCGGCTCATCGCGTTTGCCCCCGCGGATGACCGCGGCGAGCCTCTGAAGGAGCAGAGCCATTCCGTTCCGTACTGGAAGGTCGCGCACTTCCGGCTGCCCCCTCGGAACCTCACCGAGATATACGGTGCCGAGGCGAGCTACCTCTGGGGCTCCCGCATCACCTGGCGCCAGCTTCAACTCATGCTCGACCAGGTGGTCATCCAGCGGTTGCTTCGCCGGCCAGACCGACTCCTCATCATGATGGACACCACGGGGCTCAGCCACGATGACGCCTACATGGTCTGCTGTGATTGGGAGCGCCGCCTCCATCGAGAGTGGCACTTGGATCCGTCGTCTCAGCAGTTCACGAACGTAGGTGTTCCCCTCGACGGCGCGAAGGACGTCATTCTCCCGCGAGGACCCAACAACGCGACGGAGATCAGCAACTTTCCGGCCACGAACCAGAACGACTTGCTCCGCGACCTCGACATGAAGTACCGCGATCTTGCCAACGGCATCGGATTCCCTCACGGGTTCCTCCGCGGCGAGGGCAACTACAATATGGGTCAGTCGCTCTCGCGTCAGAGCCAGCCGTTTGCCAAGCGCGCGAGCAGGCTCCAGCGCGCGTTCCTACATGAACTCGTGCGCGTCTGCATGATCGACCTGGCCTTCTGCGGGCTCGACGTGAGGAAGCCGGAAAACGGCTTCACCCTGCATATGTCGTCGGTGGCCCCGATCTTGGAGTTGGAGCATCACGAGGTTCTGCAAATGAAGTTGGACCGCATGGACAGGTACCTCCGTCTGGGGGCTGACAACCAATTCAACCCCGAGGTTTGGGTGCCTTGGGTGCTCTCTACGCACGGTGGCCTGCCGGACGATCTGATTTCTTCCATACTCAATAAGGCGGCGGAGCAGGAGCAGCAACAACAGGAGTCACGCACGCGCGGAAACAGCAAGATCGTCAAGATTCCGTCGGAGTCTGAGCTACAGGACGCTCTTGACGCGGCATTCCCCACACCGCTTGGAGACCAGCAGGTGTCCGCGAACCAACTCACCGAGCTTGACGGCTGGGATGAGCAGGTAAGACCACTCGTAGAGGGAAGCGGGCACACGAAGCCGAGCAGCAGCTTGGTCGATGACAAGAAGGCTGAGACTGCGTTCAAGGTGGACGATGGCCGCGCCCGCCTTTTCAAGGTGCGGGAGAGGAGCGCGCGAGCCAGGCAAGCCCTCATCTCGGCGGTCGCTAGTGGGTCTGTGCCGCAGCTTTTCGGTGACCGATGAGCATCCGTTCGATGCCCAACAGCGAAGCCTACCGCGAAGGCCACAAGCGCATCTTTGGCGACAAGCCCCGCCCGCTCGCACCACCGCGATGTCCTGACTGCGGCAAGAACCCGTGCGATCCCAACTACGTTCACCCAATCAGGGTGGTGAAGTACGTTCCGGTCATGGAGACCTGCCGGCCTTGCAACGAAGAATACCCGCGAGGCGAGCCGTGCCCGCGATGTGGCCGGAGCCTCTTGTTGGGATGACACGGCACCATCAGGGTAAGAAGGTCCACGCGGGGCTGTTTCACTACCGAGGGTACGCGGTGGAGTACAACGAAGAGGCGCAGAAAGGCGAGCGTTGGTGGGTGCGCAAGATCGGCCACGGACTTCACGACTGGCCCGACTCTTACTCAACGAAGCAAGAAGCGTACGCGGCCGTTGACGGGATGTTGGACGAGACCCACGTTCGGCCTGTGCGCTGCACGAACACGGTCCCGGTCGTCGAAGGTGTAGAGGACTGGCTTTTTCACGTCACTGGCGGTCGCATTGAGGACACGTTAGAAGCCATCGCTAAGACAGGGCGTTTGCAGCCCAACAAAGAACTTCCTCCCGAAAGGCGCTTCATCTCTTTCTCTGAAGGCAAGCCAACCTACTGGGGTTGGTACACCTTGGTATTCAGAAAGAGGACCATCATCAACAACTTGGTGCCCGTGGAATACACCGAGGCA